GTTTACAAGATGACATTCATCCACAATGATGTTCTTGAAGTGGGTGAACAGTTCGGGATGATTCTTCACACTGCCGATGGTGGCGAATGTTATCCGGCTTATTTCTTTAGAGTTGAAAGAAGCTGAATAAATGCTGCAATCAAGAATACCGTATGAGCAGAGTTTCTTAAAGTTCTGTTCGAGTATTTCCTTCGAGGGCTGGAACACCAAGGTATGACCGTCAAGCCTTGCAGCTATATCCGCTATGATAAGCGACTTTCCGCTGCCCGTAGGTAACACCATAATGGCATTTGTTTTCTTCGCCTTGTTATTGAAGAAGGAAACGGCAGCATCAGAGGCTTTCTGTTGGTAATCTCTCAAACGGAATTGCATTTTCTCAATAAGTATTTGATTAATAATTCTTCATTTCTATTATTTCTCCTAAAGTTCTGCCATGCGGCTCCATAACTAAGATTATGCTTTTCGCAAAATTCAGAAAGAGAATACCGATTGCCATCAATATGTATATATACAGTATTAGTTCGGTTTCTAACCTGCTCTTTTCTGGTAGCCCATTTACAGTTTTCAGGAGAATAATTTCCGTTTACATCTTTTCTATCAATAGTAAGCCCTTTTTGATAACCACTATTCAAAGCCCAATTAACAAACGACTCAGGATTATTTTTCCATTCTTCACAGATACCTATTCCCCTGCCTCCATAATTTTTATAGCTTGAATGTTTAGGTGAATAGCATCGTTCTTTCATACATCTAAAAATCCTATAAATATCAGTTCTTGACAAACCGTGCCTATAATTATACTTAGTGATTCTATCTTTTGTTTTACACCCACAACTTTTTGATGTTCCATTTCGTAATCCATAAGCACTAACAGAATGAATAGAACCACAATCACATTGACAGATATAATAAGATTTAATTCCTTTATGGTCTAATCTATCCAAATCCTTATGCAATACAAGCCATCTACCGAACTTATGTCCTGACAAATCAGGCATCTTATTACATGATTTTTTATAACTCATAGCCCTTTCTCCTTTCGTAATTTCTTATTAAGGGCCTTGTAATACTTGATTAGCTGTTCGTACTCAAAATCAGTCATTTTGGAAGTGCTGGCAACTTTGACTTTCAGCAAATCAAACTTCTGTTGACCGATTTTAGTAATTAGATTCACCCGATAGCCTTCCAAATGGTCGGCTTTGAACCTATTGCAGTGCCGGCATTCGGCATGGCAATTATTCTCATCAAAACGGGTCGCCAGATGTGTACGACTGAAATAGTGCCCGCAGTCTGCTTGTGTAAACGGCTTTATCTGTCCGCACGAGATACATCTAAAATATCCGTTTGGCATTGCATCACGAAGCCGGATAAAAAGGGAAAACTCCTTGTCGAGCTTAGCTTTCAAATCCGGCTTCTTCTTTACTGCTATCCCTGCTTTATCAAACAGAGGTAAAGGCTTTTCTTTTTTCTTCTTAGGCTTCTTGATGTAATACGGCATAATTCATTGTTTTAGTTTGTGGTATCGGCAGGATTCGAACCTGCATGAGCTTTCTGCTTTGAGTAACCCTTCCGGCTGGGTAAAGCTCCAGTACTCGTCGTGCGTCTACCAATTCCGCCACGATACCAGATGCCCGTCTTTCCGGGCTGTCAATTATACTTCGATGATTACGATGTCAGGTGCAACACCTTTGATTGCTTCAATCTGTTCGTCAATCACCTTGTTTTTGTATTCCTCAATGGTTTCATTCGCACCAGCAGAAACCAAAGAAAGTGAAACATCTCTACCGTCTACATCAGCGTAAATCTCAACTTCGATTTCTTCACAGGCAAAGCCTTTGAAAAGAGGGATGTTCAGTTTGAATGATTTCGGCAAATTGGAATCAACCACCTGCGAGTAGTTGTCAACTTTGCTGCCGTTTTCCTCCTTGCTGCGCTCAATGTCTTGGTTTACCTTTGCTTTGAAATTCTTCAAAGTAGATACAAGCATCATATTCTGTGACTTGTCAGTAAAGAAAGCACGATGCATTTTGATGAACTTAGATAACTTGATGGGTTCCCATTTCTTTTCAACGTTGATACCAAACTCCTGCATTTCTTTTGAAGGCTGCAAAATACCGTTGATTTCAGTCTGATAGTAGTTGGTTTCATCAATAGTTAATGCTAACCCCATCTTATCACGATTTACAATGATATTGGTCGATTTCTGATTAATCAGTTCGACACGTTTTTCCAACCATCTGAGAGGTGCATCTATCGTTCCATTGATAACTACTCTTTCTGGTTCTTTTGGGTCGAGTGCTACGGGGGCTTCTCCCTCTCTCAATACTACTTCAATTGGTGCACCGTTATAATCTTTCGGTATAATCACGTTTAATTTGTTTTCGCTCATGATTCTGTTCCTGTTTTACGGTTAATACTGAATACTGTCTTCTGCATTTCTTGCGGCATAATCGGGCGGCTGTAAACCAGTTCACCCAACTTGTTATAGAATCCTGCCATCTTTTCCTCATGGTAAAGGATTTTGGCACATTCTTCATTTTCCACAAACTCAGAACCTCTCTTGATGTGGTCCAGAAGTTCCTGCTTTTCTTCATTCAAAGGTTTCAGGCGTTCTTTGAACTCTTCCATAGCCTCTTTCTTTTCAATCTCAATATCATTGATGGTGATTGATACCTCGGCTAATGTTTCTTTCTTTTGCGCCAATTCTTCGGGTGTGAATCGGTGGGTATAACCAATTTTCTCTACTGCATCGGCATTATCCTGAAGGAACTGCCAACGTTCCTGTTCAAGGATTTCTTGACCTAAAAATTTGTCCATAAATATTTTACTTTTGGTTATTATTCTTCAACCATACTTCATATTCTTCTTTATAGAAACTAGGAATAATCCCTTTGCGTTTAAAGTCGATATACTCCTGTACCATACAATCATCCCAGTCAACTCCGTTGTCGGGTACATCTTCCGTTTCTGATGTACAAAGAGTGTATTCAAATGGATTATACCCACTGTTGAGCCCATATTCTTCAACTATCTTGATTACATTTTCATCGGTGGTTATTTGTTTGATTTCACTTTCAGCCACACACCCGGATATTTCAGAGTGTTTGCCAAGTACTTCACCGAAGTAAACACTGATTTTGTTATTCACTAAGTATTCGACATCTTCTGTGTCTGCAATAAATACTCCTTCAAGATTGCCCATTCTTCCGCAATCGAAGTCCATTTTAAATAATGCTTTCATAACTAAATCAAATCAATTATTTTGGTTTTAACAATCGCATCCAATCTCATATCAGACAAACCTTGTGAAAGGTGTTGTTCCATCAAAGTGTTTGCGCAAACCAAATTATAGTATTTCAATTCTTTCTCATTGCCGTTCTCATCAATCTGAGTATCTACAATGGTAGCCTTGAAGAATGGCTTGTCTTCTGTCTTTTCGTTGATTATCTCAATGATGTTTGAACGTGAAATGGAGAAGACATCAGATTCAATATTATCAGATGCGTACTGTTCAAGCCCTTTGGCTTCCGCTTCTGCAAAAAGTGAACAGTCTGTAATGAAGTGTTCTTTTACTTCTTTTTCAAGACCGTCCTTGTTAGGTTTCATCACCTTTAACTTTACCTCGTAATACATATCATTCCTCCTTTGTCTTGTTACGTTCCTTAATCATTGCATCAGCTATTTGGTAAGCTGTTTTAGCCTGTCCTTCATGATTGTAGTTTATAACACTTTCTTCTTCGGATGGGAAAAACAATGTTACAACTCTGTTCCATAAAGTTCTCCTGCGTTTTGCTGTCATCATTATGCACTTCATTGCTTCAAGCGCAATATGATCCCGCGAAATATTCGATTCCATAATTTTATTGCTTTAATTGATTAATAACTTGTCTTTTGATTTTCTTGTACAGCTTCCCGACAAAACGTCCATGCTTCTCTGTCACGTCATCGGGTAAGTCGTTTTTATAAATATGAAGAAGTAACTGGATGAGAAGCACTTCTTGTTTTGTCAAAGTAAGTTTCATTTAAATATGAAATTTGTTTTGTTCAACCTCTATCTCCATCAACCGAACCAAACGTTCTTCGTCTGGAGATGGGATATATATACCACATTGGGCACTCGCGAAATTCCGAAACCTTTCAATGGTAAGGCTAAACTCTGTACTATCAAGGTCAGAAGAGCTTCGTAGGTACTTTATCCTACCCAAAAACTTGTCTTCTCTCTCACGGACGAAAGTGTCTTTGTTGCAGAGAATCTTGTAATAGTTCCGCTTTACATATTCCATAGTTTCACCGATTTGGCAACCGAAATAAGCAAGGCAGACATGAAGGTATTTGTTGGCTTGAATACCCCTTTGCGGTCTCTTTTCCGTCAATTCAAACACCTTCTGTTCCTTTATCAACTTCTCCAGCTTCGCTCTTGCCTGCTGGACGTGGAGAGGATTGGAACCATCGTACTTCATCAGAAGGGCAAATCTAGATCATCATCCTGGGAAACACTCGGAGCATTATTTATATCCTCTGGGCTAGGTGATGTATTCTGAGGTACAAACTCTTTGAGGTCACCCAAAATATACCGTGTACCTTCTACCCGTTCCTCTCTTTTAGGAGAACAAGTGATGAAATGCGTATGCCCGAACTGGGATTTCTCTTTGCGCTCGATAACAGCCACATTCACATAGATTCTTTCAACTCCGTCTTTACACTTAATTTTCTTCATCTGCTCACGAGGTATATCAGAGAGACAGATAGAACCACTTAAAATTGCCATAATTAATTTTCTATTTTTTCTTTTAATAAATACTTGGTTAAATCTCTGTATTCTACCCACTCTAAAAAAGAGTGTAATAGATTCATATTATCCTGCTCCATACCATCATAACGATAACATGTAATAGCAGGCTCATAGCGTTTCAATGGAAGTCCTCTGACATCATATCCATGCTTATCTTTGTCGTATCCTTCAAAGATGAACAAGTCAAAGTGAAACACGTCTAAATTGAATAGCTGGAGATAAAATCGCCATTGGCAAGAATTGATGTAATCGGCATCGGTAGGATAAGAATATTTAGTCTTAATGTCCCTGATCTCCACACCATTCACCATATCGGCACATCCTGTTATAATAGCATCTCCAAAATCCTTATACAGTCTTATCTCATGAAAAGCATTCGGGTATTCGTTACGATAGGAAAGCGCGGTCTTGCATTGTGCAATATCCATAATCACTTTATCACCTTCAATGTCAAAGGATCTACCACAAGGAACAGGCTCTTTTTGTTCTTTATTATAATGGAGGAAGGTACGTTCTCCTGCATCTACTTTATCACATTTCGGTGTACCTTCTTCCACTATTTTATGAAATGCCTGTCCAATTTTTGTATACACATTACCCGTGAACTTGCCTGTTATACTGTCAATAACGGATTGCTCCGTTATCTCATAGTTGGCATAATCGCTTTGCTCTATGTACTTTCGGAATGCTTCTAAAATTGTTACGCGAATTAGCGGTATCATACTTTCACGAATAACTTTTTATCTTGATCGAAAGTGAATCCTTTTGCTGCAAGACTCTTCTGCATCTCAGAAAAGAAGGGTACTCGCATAATTTTAGGTAATAGTTTTGTAGCCTCCATCAAGGCAAGAATATCTTCATCGGTCATTGCGGCGGCAAGCTGTTCACGTATTGCCGCAAGCTGTTCATTAGCTTTTGCTTGTGCTTCTCCTTTTCCTTGAATTGATATCTTCACTTTCGATATAATGTCAGACATACATGTATCAAACTCGGTTGTTCCATAATCAGGTATTACCACAGTTCCAAGTCCTGCTACATTTTTGCCTACAAAATTATCCAACGGTGCAAATGAAATAGAACGTTTCCCATTTTGTATGAATACATATCCAACTTGGTCAGCTATCCTGATAAGCAGGTCTTTTGATTGCCCTGTGCAATCCGGAGAGTGCTTTATCACATCACCGTCTGCCGTTTCCTTGTCATGGCATATAAAAACAATGTCAGAACCATTCGAGCGAAGAAAGTTGACGAACTCTTTAAAGTCCTCGCCCATCTGCCCAAACCGTTTTAAAGTATTTGTTTTCAATTTATAATTATTGTCAATAACATATTGACTCAGATAATCGTCTATCATTGATTTGGCTGTATCGACAACTATTGTTTTGTAATCTTTCATAGATTCACGTTCTGAATCAATATCTTTCCAACATTTAGCCATTATGGTATCACAACGTTGTACTGCGCGGTCTGCCCCCCTGTCGCAATCTATCAATAAAGGATTATCCGCTGTTGTAGCTACTGAGGTTTTCCCACTTCCGGGTACTCCATATAATACAATAATTACAGGACGCTCCGGTAAAACATCATTTTTCTTAACTATAGGCATAATATTTAAATTTTAAAATGTTCGCTTTTACCAACACAAAAAAGGCAGGTCCGCAGTCCTTACAAAGTTCCGCTTCCTGCCATGATATCTTTCCACTTCTTCAAGTTCGTTTCCTAGAGAATCGATTTCTTCATTAAGCAAGGATATATACTTGCCCTTACATTCAGCATTGAATGTGAGCCTTACCGATTCCTCACTCATTGACTGGACTATATCAAGCTCTGAATAAAGCTTTTCCAATTCATCGCTTATCTGGCTTATAGTTCTCATACCTTTTCAAGAAATTGGATCGGCAATGAGCATACACCTTTCATATTAGGATATTTGACATCAGCATATCCGTTAGCGATATAAACAATCGTACCTGTCAGCGTATCACCTATCTCACGTACTTTATCACCTTTCTTCATAACCATTTTACTTTAAGTTCAACTTTAACCGGAGGATTCTCCATCTTGGAAAATCCGTCAAGAATTTGCTCTTTAAGAAGTTTGGGAGGTCTGTCAGTAATCTTACTATCCAAGACAGACAGTTCCTCACGTTCTCCGTCATAAAACACAAGCGTTACGCCTTGAACTATATATGGGTTCATGGCAGTTCAGTATAAGTAAGATTTACACCAATGCAATCATGTGTCGCACGGATACTGTTACGGTATTTCTCCAAATCATCCACCATAACAGGCATGAACAATTTTACTGTATCCCTGCCACCACTGGCATACACAAGCTGGTAACTTGTTATTTGATATTTCTTTTCCATGATATTTATATTATTGTGGCAATGGTTTCCAAAAATCAATGTCCCATGCCCGGTTAGTATTTCCACATATCCAAATGTTCTTCTTATGCTCACTATCGAATACCAACATCCCGGTATTCACAAATTTCCCGGAACTCTTCACAAGCACTCTTGTGTCCAATGGTGGAGGATCTTTTTCTGCATTCCTCCATTTCATGGATTCCAAAACAAATTGAGCACCTTTTTCAAAATCCACTGATGCTGTCTTTTTATGGGTAAGCCCTCGTATACCATCCGCATACTCCTTGGCTTTCATTTTTATAATATCTTTATTCATGATAACTTAACTTGTTTCCAATTAAAAAGCTCCTGTTATCTTCACAGACTACAGGAGCAAAACCTAAACGACTTAATCTATCACTTTGATAACTTACAGCCACCGTCAGCGGAATCGGGCCGCCATACTATCCGTTAAATGAGAGTAGAGATTAGAACAGATAATTATTTATGTTTATTACCTTAGACAGTACCAACCATGGACGGTGAAATTCCGTACCTATATTCACATACAGGCACGGACAGACAACATTAACTTTATGAAATAACAAAAAAACTAGATGAAAAAATCATTCATATTCCTTTAACTCTCTGTATGTCATTACCACCAATCTCACACACAATAATGAGATAATGGAAAATATAATCACCGATACAGATTTTATAGGGCTTTCCGTAACTATCGCACCATAAATCATTCCTAAAGAACATAGTGCGGCAAATATAGACAGGATAAAATTAGCTGTTTTCATAATATGCATTTTTATATTGTTCCCCTCAACGGCTTAAACCGGTTGTTACCCCGAATCTTACGGGAGGGGATATATTAGACCTTCCGGCGGTACTTGTGCCCAACCAAGTTTACTTAATGCACTAAGGACAAATCGGTGCACCGAAAGTATGTTCAATCAATTATTATAGACCCTCAATACGTCACGGCATCCCTGCTGGTATTGACTCCTATAATCAGTCCGTTTGTCTGCATTATATGGCTTATGAGTTACACCATATAAACATTTACAATGTGTGAAAGAACTTTGAACAGTTCCCCTCAACGGCTTAAACCGGTTGTTACCCCGAATCTTACGGGAGGGGATATATTTATTTGTCTGCTGAGATACAAGCCAATTGTTTCTTTAGATAACTTATACGATCACATTCCATATCACATATTTGACTACCTTGTTTTTGGTTGTGAGGATAATGCTTACATTTCCCCCTTTGAAAACAAGGACATAACTGCCGGTACACTATCACAGCTCTTTCTTCTATCTCCTTGGATGCAATACTAATAGCTTCCAGTGCGTCAGCTTTAAAAATCAACGGTTCTACCGGATTACCAAGCTGGTAGCATTTATTATTTATAAAATCGGTTGCTTTGCTCATTTTTTATTTATCTAATAAGTATTTATTTACATCTTGTTTAGAGAAATACAACAGTTTACCCTTTTTAGTATATGGGATAGTACCATCATGAACGCGTTTTCTTAAAGCTCCTTGAGATATTCCTAGATATTCTGCGCATCTAGCAGAATTCATTACAGAATCATTCTGTTTTCCCGTCACTTCTGCAAATCTTTCCGTGAGCATATTCATTTCTGTTCTTGTCATCATAACCCTTGAATATTTATATTTTCACTCTGATAATGGATTCTGCACCACCATAATTCTTTATCGCCTCTTCCCTTATTCTTACTGCAAGTTCAGTGTTGATAATGTACTTTAATGCTCTGCGTACTGTTTCACCGCTAACCCCGAAATGAGATGCGATGTGTTTCTGTGCACCTTGTGGAACGATTATCCGTGGGATTTCTTTGGTTCTTCCTATTTTATTCATATATTTGTATATTAATTATTGCCGTTGCGAAATAAAACTGTATTCAGTTCGTTTTCACATTGCAAAAGTAAGCGGTTTAACTTTCAGTTGCAAATTAAACCGCTAAAAAATATAAGCTAAACCGTTATTTAGAAACATTTTAAATAATATATTATGAAAACAACTGTAAATGAAAGAATTACTCAAATAATATCTCAATTCGGATATAAAAGTAAAAGATCTTTTGCAGAAAAGATAGGTATCGCACAGACATCACTTAATGATATCCTAAGAGGAGCAGAGCCAAAATATTCAACATTATATAAAATTTTGGAAGCTGAACCGCTTGTTTCTTCGGAATGGCTACTCCGTGGTGAAGGTGAGATGCTTAAATCTCAGCCCACATCACTTGATTTAGAATCAAAAACGAATAAAACATCCGCACCACATCAAATTGAAACAAAAAATATTAACATAGATTTACATGGAGAACAAATAGACAGCAAAAGGACTATCGAAGTCCTTATAAAAGTAATAGAAACATACCAAACACGTATGGATGACTTACTAAATGTTATCGAAGTGCTTAAAAATGAAAACACCGATTTGAAAGAACAGTTAGAAAAACCAAATGTAAGCTAA